GGCTACAGTCTCTCCGTTTCCAATAGCCAATATGTCGAATATTCCAAACAAATCTTTTTTTCGTTTGGTAAAAGCGTTGTACGATTCCACTACATCGCATTGGTAGCCTCTTTCGGTCATTAGCGCGATAGTGCGCTGATTTAGACTAGCCAAGATCTTGTGCTGTAATCTTGCCCTCAGAAGCCTCAATAATGGCTTTGTGGTGCTTTTGTGGGATGCTGTTACGCATTGACCAAGCGTAGACAGTTACATACTTCATGCCGAGCTTGTCGGCTATATCCTTGTAGCTGCCAAATACCTCTAGTAATTTGTCAAAGTGTTGTGTTTTTGCAACAGTATCCATGTTATCTCCTTTTGTAGATCTTTGATTCTACATGAAATACATAGGTTTGTAGATATTAGGGTTTGTCCTAGTATAAATATTCTACAAATCTCTACAAATCATGTATAGTTTCTACATAAGCAATGTTGCTTATTTCTTCGAAAGGGAAACAAAATGGAATATCAAACTAAAGATGGTTATGTAATTTCAGAAGAAAACTACAACAAAATTAAAGAGATTTGCCCACAGTTGTCGTTTGACGAAATTATGAGACTTATTGATTTGTTTAAATCTGGAGCAGTTAATATATAAACAACATCCCCCTTCGGGGGGAACTGGAGATAATATGAAAGACTTTAAAGGTGAATGGAAAGATGTATTTTGGGGTGCTGTGGCAGCTATCCTTATGCTTGCACCAGCAATGATTGCGTATGTTTGGAAAACAGGGGGTGTGTCGTGAAAGATAACTTTATGCCTGACTTTGAGAGCAGACCAGCTTTTAGTGAGCAAGAGTATTTGTGGGAAAACCATATGAAGAAGGGTGCTGACTGCGATGTGCTTGATGTAGATAACTTTGTAGAGTATCTTGGTAAAGCAGTAGAAAGTAAGAAGGGTGCTGAGAAGTGGGAGTTGTATCGCCAGTATGCAGAGAAAGGTGATTGGCATAACTTTGGTCGTGCAGTTTATTTTTTAGTCCACGATCATATTGAAGATGAGTTGTTATGAATAAAGAACTTTTTTTACATTTAACTTGTTTTATTAAAAAATCAAAACCAAGCAAAGAAGATTATTTGTTACAAAAAGAAATTCAAATTATTCGACAGAAATACAGAGATTCAAGAAAAACAAAACACCAATGTTATTACGAATCAGATTTATTTTTAGTGAAAGAAATTTTAAATAAAAGGGGGATGTATGAGTAAATATTTAGAACTTAGAAATGTAGATGTCTCGGATAAGATCGAGAAGAAGAATGGTTTGTCTTATCTGTCTTGGGCATGGGCTGTAGACACATTGCTACAACACGATCCGCAAGCTACTTGGAGTTATGGTCAGCCTGTATTGTTTGGTGAGACTGTAATGGTGTTCTGCACAGTTAATGCCTTTGGTAAGTCGATGACCTCGCAGTTACCTGTCATGGACTATCGCAACAAGGCAGTACCTAACCCAGATGCGTTTGCCGTAAACACAGCGATGCAGAGATGCCTGGCTAAAGCCATTGCTCTACATGGTCTTGGTTTATCTCTTTATGTCGGGGAAGATTTATGGGATGATATAGAGGTAGATTCTACAAAGTTTGTAGAAAAGATATTAGGTTCTCAGGACATCCCAGAGCTAAAGGTGAACTTTGCCCAAGCGTTTAAGGAAGTGTCTAAGGACAAAGAGGCGATGAAGAAGGTAAACGATGCCAAAGAAAAGCGGAAGGCAGAACTGAGTGAGACTAGCTGATGAGCAGCCAGACAATGTGTGCTTCGAGTGCGGTAAGGCTTGGGGTACACATCCACTCAAAAGTTCGGAAAACCACAGATCATGGATAGACCTTTGCGATGTATGTTTAAAACTCACAGCCGTAGCAGATGCCTCGGAATATGGATATATGAAGGAAGGATGGGATGGAGAAAAAGTGGTGTAGTTCTTGTCAAGCTGATAGACCAAAAGCTGGTTTTAAGTTGGTAGCAGCAGGAAATCGGGTTCGACCAGTTATGAGATGGAAGTGCGAACATTGTTTAAAACGAGAGTCGGAGAGACGATATGGTAAATAAATTTTTTGAAGATGCTAGGAATGTAGCCAAGGCGATAGATGAGGGTACTTATATCTACACACCTAGTAGCACAGATATTACGATTCGGTGGCGCAAGATTTATGGTTATGTACCGGCAAGTGAGCAAAAGAAGTACCAAAAGAAATGGTCTGAGTTTCGCGCATTGACAGCGAGGACTCTAGAGAATGTAGAGATACCAGAGATACCAGGAGTTGTGCAATGGAAAAAATGGCAAAAGTCCTAGTAGGGATGGGTGTTTACATTTTGTTACCTTTTGCGATAATAAAGGTGTCTTGGGAATTGGCAACTTCTTGGATCGAGGAATTAATAAAATGAGAAACAAGCATTGTATGGAGGCTTTCTATAGAACCTTAAAGGAAGTAGATATTCCTTCTGGGCAGTCTATTATCTGTGAGCATTTCTTTGCTTCGGGTTGGGATGCAGCCATTGATGCCTTGTCTCTCGCATACCAAAGGCAGTTTGAAAATGATGGAGTTGATACACAACTTATTCGCAGAGACCCCCAAGAACCTCTTGCCGATGACGATAAAGAATGATTGGTATCCTGTATGCTTTCATTCCAAATTAGATTATAGAAAATGGCAGTATTACAGGAGGGGATCAGGAGAAAGAGTTACAGTCTGCGATGATTGTAGTGATGAGTACCAAAAGAAAATGAAAGGGGAGAATCGGTGTTTTATAGCAGAGGCTATGCAACGATCAAAATATGTCTGAACCAGTATCTCAAGCAGTAATGACTATAACCGAGGTATCTCCATATCATTTTGCTATTGAGATTGAGGGGTCAGATTTATCTTTAGAAGTTTCACAGATTATGGTAAAGTTTCTGAATGACTGCTTACAGCAGATTCATGCGGATCAAAAAATCCATTGAAAGGGATTGTATGGAACAAAGAACAGAAGAATGGTTTGCTGCTAGATTAGGCAAGGTAACAGCTAGTCGGGTCGCAGATGTCTTAGCCAAGATTAAGTCTGGTGAGTCGGCAAGTCGTAAGAACTACAAAATGGAGTTAGTAGTTCAGCGATTGACCAATAAAGTAGGGGAGTCGTTTACCAATGCTGCAATGGAATGGGGTACAGAGCAAGAGCCATTCGCTAGGATGGCATACGAGGCTCATACAGGCACTTTTGTAAAGGAGGAGGGGTTCGTAGACCATCCCACAATAGAAGGCTTTGGATGCTCTCCTGATGGCATTGTAGGGGAAGGGCTAATCGAGATTAAATGTCCGAATACAGCTAACCATATTGAGACAGTCTTGGAGAACAAAGCTCCAAGTAAATACATCCCACAAATGCAATGTCAGATGGCTTGTACAGGTGCGAAATGGTGCGACTTTGTATCATTCGACCCTAGAGTGCCAGAGGACTTGCAGTTGTTAGTAGTACGAGTCGAAAGGGATCAGGAGTATATCGACTCAATGGAAGTAGAAGTAAAGCAGTTTTTAAGCGAGGTCTTAGACCTATTTAACCAATTAAAAGCGAGGCAGAAATGACCTATGAGATGAAAGATGGCAGCTTTAGTCTATTTAAGAACGACAAAAAGCTCACAGAGAAACACCCTGATTTTAAGGGATCGATTAAAATTAACGGAGTAGAGCATTGGTTTGATGCCTGGACTAAAGAAGGCAAGAATGGGAAGTTCATATCGGGTCGTATTGGTGATCCGAAACATAAAGGCTTTACTCCCAAGGGTGATGATGAGATGCCCAAGATTAAAGACGATGATTTTGCTTTCTAGGGGAAAACCATGAAAAAGATTGCTATAGGATTGGTAACATATATGTTACTAGGTAGTGCGTATGCTTGTCAGACACAGACACTAATTGTCGGTGGTAAGCTACAAGTCTGCACTATTTGTGGAACAGTAGTTAGCTGTATGTAATCCCCGATGAGATCGGCATTAGTGGCGCAATGCCACACCCTTTCAAGGAGTGCCACCCCCCTTCCGATCAGGGTGGCTTTATGACCTTCCAAACAGACCTACAGAGGGGTTTGGAGGTAGAGGAAAGGGTCTTAGCTATCCTACAGAAGAAATACCCTTGTGCAACCCTTGTAAACGCTTTTAAGGGGTACGATATATGGATACCAGAAATAGATAAGTCTGTAGAGGTGAAGTTTGACCCAATGAGCCAAAGAACAGGCAATATCGTTGTAGAGATAGAGATGTATGGGAAAGACTCAGGGTTAATGGCTACCCAAGCTGATTACTGGGTTTTCTATGATGGGCAGATGTTTGTAATCATGCCAGTCAAGCACATATTTAAGTGCATCTTCCTGAGTAAGCTACAGTATGTAGAATTTATAGGGGAGGGGGATAGTCAGATCAAAAAGGCTTTCTTAGTAGATAAGAACACACTTTTTAAGTACGGCAAGATTCTATGAGAGGTATAAGGCTCTTTCGTCTTTTCGTCTAGTAGTCAGTCCTTTTAATTCCTTACCACCGGCTTTATTCCATTTTAAAAACTCCTCGGCAGCACCCTCGAAATCACCTCTGTTGTGTTTCATCCGAAGGGTAGAATTTTGGAGATTACCGAGTCCAACATTGAAGG